TCGCGGATACGCCCAAGTGCGTAAGTAAGAGGGGCTCCACCAAGCGATCGCCCTACGCCAGCCCCAGACAGGGCAAGGGCTGGCTCCGAGCGATCTCGGCTAGGGTAGTCCTAGAAGAAAAAAGGGGCGCCTGGCGGCGCCCCTGGGTCACTTCGCGGGTTCCTTCTTACCTAGGTCCTCTGTTGGGGGTTTAGGCTCGGGAGGCTTGGCGTATTTAGCCGCTTCTCTTTCCAGCTCCCGGCGCCGGGCTCGGGTTTCCTTAATCGATGGGATCAGATCGTTTTCCCATCTCGAGGGGATCGGCGGATCGTCGTCGATGTCGAAGTCATCGGCTTCTTCTTCCGTCTCGGGCTCCATATCGATATCTCGGAGCGCCCTAACCTGTTGCCGTATTTGATCCGCGATTGACATTTGAGGTTTGTAATTAAGCGGCGGAGCTTTAGGCGTAGGATTTAGTATCTCCTTTCCATTTTCGTCGTGGCGATTGTGTTTGTCGGTAGTGCGGTAAACGTCGATTTCCGGTTTCTGTTTTGCCATTGTGGACCTCAGTAGATAAACGATGTGCCGGTCTGACATACTAACCGGCGTGCCTGGATGGAGTGCCTTGCCATGATTTGGAGAACATCCTCCGAAGGCACGGCGAAGGGGTTCTCTGTTGGTACGCATTTGATGAAGTCAGCGTTAAGTGCCGGGTCTGAGCCAAACTGCCGGGCAAAATGCCAGTAGTCTAGCGTGGTACGGAATTCCCCCGCGATTGTCGACGGGAGGCGCCTGTATTCGTCGTAGCGATCTTGGAAGCCGAATTGCCCATGTGGCGAGGCGTGCGCCGCGTAAACTTCTTTGTTGTAGACGAGCTGCTGGCCGATGTGTTGGAGTTCCTGTTGCCAGTAGAGTTCCTTTGTGTCTTTGAACCAGTGTCGAGCAAGTCCATCTGCGTAGATTGCGCGCGGTCTGGCGGTGAAGAGGCTGATGACAAATCCATGTTCCTCAAAGAATCGGCGATACCTATTAGAACGCATCGAAGATATTCCATGCCCGCGTAGCGTTCCGACAGGGTCTGTGCCTTCACCTGTTTGAAGAACTTCAGAGAACTGGATAGTTTCTTTTCCACCTCCCAGATACTCAGGCCTTTGGAGTCGGCCGTCTGAAGATCGGACGCCGAGGTATTGGAGGTATTCTGTGTATCGTGATCCATATCGTGCACGTGCTTCCTCATAGCGTTGGAGCGCGAGAGCTTCGCGCAATGCGTTGACAGTGATAGCCGATGCCCCAGAGAGATCGGCGAAGATTTGCGGGCGATTCGTAGTGGTGTTTGGAACTCCGGTTGTTTCTGCGAGAACGCGTATAACGTCTGCGTTAGCGTCTTGAGATACCCATGATGGTTCGGTGTTCACCCAGTCCGCAGCAGGTACGGAGCCCATAGTATTATCCGAACCAGCGGCCGCCGTGGACGCGACGCTTATGCCGATACCATGAACGGGGGCGGTTGCACCGAGAGGTATTGTAATCGAGGGTCCTTTTTGTTCGAAGGTACGAGCTGACGTGAAGTAGTCTTTTTCCCAGGCAGCGTTCTGAAGCGCTGTTGAGGTCGTGGCATCTGCGCCAGATGCGATGGAGAGAGGCAGAGGCGTTTGAAGGTCCTGATCCCTGAACCATTCGTTGAAGATCATTGCGTAGGCGCGAAACGGCAGAGCAGAGCAGTTGAGGGAAAACGTGTGTCCTCCGGGGATACCAAGATAATCGGCTAACGAGCCGACCGCGGGATTGGTGATTGAGATGTGGGGAAATACTGAAGCATCCATTCCGTCTGGACCGCCGGTAATAAAATCCTCGAAGTCCTCCCAGATAATGCGGTTTGGCACGAACCAGTGTGAGATTGAGCATTTAACAGGGTGCATGACGGGAGAAAGCAGAGGAGCGGCACGCACGAGAGCGTTAGTTGCTTGCTGAATTGAATCACCGGGTAGTACCTCCATACATCCGATTGGAACCAGTTCGCCGAGGTCACACGATAGCAGTTTGTAGTTTGATAGCGAGAATTTGGAACGTTTCATATGGATTTCCCCTGTTTGAAGATTTGCGAGCGTATTTCGATTTGCCTGCGCCTTTGCGCCGAGTTTTCCAATATCTCCGTTTTGAAAGATATCGACTTATCGAACGCAGCTTTGCGCATAGGTAGCATTTTCTGCGCGTATTCCTGGAGCGTTCGCTGTGGTGTATTGGGGTCCCTCCCTAATAGCTGTCTGAGTTTTCTACGAAGTGTCCTGCCTAACGGTAGCTGTTTAGTTCCATGCTGCAGTACAACGGGGACGTCTGTTGCGTCGTCTAAACCATATTCCATCAGTGTAGAAGCCAGCTCGTGCATCATCCCAGTACCTAATGCCGGCCGTAAGGACATCCGGGCGAATTCCGGACGTCTACCCTCCAGTCTCGGGTCTGAATCCCGTGTCATCTTTTTGTTTAGATAGCCCGCCACGTAAGCCATGCTGTGGGGGGTGAGAAGGCCCGATTCAGTTCGACCGTTAGGCCAAGCTTTCTTAATAGCCGCACACGGTTCGCAACAATGGACATAAAGGTGTCGGGTCCGCCCATATAGGCAAGCTGGAAAACCGAATAGTGCCAAATGGTAATGCGGTCGCCCACTAGCATCGCCATATTCACCACAGCCGAAATATCGGAACTTCGCTTTAGTATTCTTTCTGAGCCGCTTAACGAATCCGGATAATATATACGGGGAAACTGATAAGTCCTGCGGCACATTTTCTTCGTCATACGTGAGCGTGATAAAGCTATTGTCGCCATGTTCTGCTGCCTCCAACATCATTCTATGGGTCCATTCACGCCGCTTTTTAATGCGGCAGGGGACGCAATGGCCACAGCCAAATGCGCCCCCATTTTGAATGTGCGGTTTAGCACAGTTCACTGATTACATCCTGTAGCCAATACGCCTACGAGTATTGACACGCCGGCGCCTTCCAAAGGAGCGCCTGCGGCCTCTAGAGCGACGTTTGCGACGGAAACGCATGATTACCTCCTTAGTCGGTCGTAGAGCTCTGTGATGTCTCGGGGCGGCCTTTTGCCGGCCGAGTACGGGTAAAGCATATACTCACCGCGAATCGGATTAAAGTACCATTGTGAGCCAGCCGGCGCTTTATACGGGGGTGCGCGGTGTTCGTCGTACATAAACGGTAGCAAGGCGTTTCTAATATTCCATTGCCAGCGCATATACGCGTTGTTTTCGTGGACCTCCGCTAAGTTCTGAGGCGGGGCGATTGAGTAACCAGATTTGGTCCGGTACAAATCCAGTTCGGGGCTGATTGCGAAAGATCTCTGAGTATGGACAGGATCTGCGGGTGATACTTTTTGTTGTGCATCCACTCCCTCGGGACCGATGGGGGGTTCACCCAGCATAGTACCTGTGCCGGGCTGTGTAGCGAGGCGTAGTTTTGAAGCCAGCTCTGCTCGCTTAATGTCGTTGTCGACGCGTAATCCATCGAGTTGTGCTTTTGCGATCTCTGCGTTAATTCCAACGCCCTTATTAGTTGTAGTTCCCGATGGTCCGAGTTGACCTTCAATTCCTGAGCCGAGTTTGCTTGCGGCGTCAGCCACACCGTAGTCGCCAGTAGAAACTGGAGAGTAACTAGTGGTAGGGGCGCCCATAGCAAAATACTTGGAAATCCCAGCTTTCTCAGCGTCTCTAGCGCGCCATTGAATCGCGTTCTGAGCGAATTCCTTTTGCATTGCCATTTGTTTATCAGCTTTTTTAGCTCCCAAGAAACCGCCTGCAAGAGAGCCTGCCGCGCCGATGAGTGCACCGAGCATGTGTTTTCCTCCGGGTTAACAGCGAATAGTCGAGTAAAAGTTACGGCGTCGTTTTCCCCCTCCCTTTCCAGTTCTACGTGTGCGGTTAAGTGCATGAAGTACTTCCCGCCTAATTTTGCGACGTACGCAAATTCCAACGAGTTTAGGAACGCGGAACTGTAGAGGGGATGGTAGCGTCCGCCCGATATTAAGCCGAGTTGCGTTGCGGTTAAACGCATGGGCGGGTCGGCGTTGACCTTGAGGATGGTAGCGCCGTCTATCTCCGATGGGTTCACTTGGAGTGCTCCTATAGTAGGTCGTCTGCTCTGCCGTGGTGGGGAGTGGCAAAGCGGCAATTGTGGAAGGAGACAGCAACGAAGTTAGCGATGAGGGAGTGCCATCCGCGCTGCTCCTACGGGACGTACCTTTGCCTGCCTTTGCCATAAGAGGTGTCCCCGGTGGTGTCACCTAGCGTAGTACACTACAAGGAAGGTAAGGTACTACGCTTAACGGTTGGTTGAAAAGGGGAGGATGCGCCTGCGGCGCGGGTATTTAAGAGGTTAACAAGAATGCGTTACCGGGTAACAATAATGTTCTGGGGTGACGGCGCCAAAAGGCGCCTATCCGCCTTCGCGGATACGCCCAAGTGCGTAAGTAAGAGGGGCTCCACCAAGCGATCGCCCTACGCCAGCCCCAGACAGGGCAAGGGCTGGCTCCGAGCGATCTCGGGTAGGGTAGTGCTAGAAGAAAAAAGGGGCGCCTGGCGGCGCCCCTCGGTCACTTCGCGGGTTCCTTCTTACCTAGGTCCTCTGTTGGGGGTTTAGGCTCGGGAGGCTTGGCGAATCTAGCCGCTTCTCTTTCCAGCTCCCGGCGCCGGGCTCGGGTTTCCTTAATCGATGGGATGAGGTCGTTTTCCCATCTTGAGGGGATCGGCGGATCATCATCGATGTCGAAGTCATCGGCTTCTTCTTCCGTTTCGGGCTCCATATCAATTTCTCGGAGCGCCCTAACCTGTTGCCGTATTTGATCCGCGATTGACATTTG